TTATTTGAAGCTTACCTCTAGGTGAAGTTGTCCCGATCCCGATGTTGCCGGTATTTGTAATACGCATTCTTTCTGATATTACAGTATTGTTAGAAGTTGAAAAAGACATATATTCAACTGTAGGATTTGTGTAATATTTTATTTGACCTGAAATAGCTGAAGTACTAGGGTTTAAAAAATTAATTTCTTCAGCCCTTGTAAAATCATTTGATTGTATGCTTAATTGTGTGGGCCCAGTTGTATTATCTTTTATATGTAAAACACTAGCAGGCGAAGTTGTCCCGATCCCCACTCGACCATTAGAAGCTATACGCATATATTCATTAGCATCCTTTCTAAAAACGTGAGCATTACCTATTGCACCATATTCAATATTAGCAGTACTTGAATTATCTCTGAATGAAGCAAAACAATTAGCATCTGTACTTGTAGCATATATAGCTCCGTCAAGAACACCTGCATCAATACTTAACATTTGGGAATCATACCCTCCATTAGCACCGATACCAACAGTACCACTTGCTCTTATTTTCATTCTTAATGAACCGTAAGTAGCAAAATTTAAATCTGTTTGTTTTCTATTCCATACATAAGCAGCGCTACCATCGTTTATTAAATCAAAACTATTTGACCCTAGTGTTCCTGCACTATCAGCTATTCTTATTTGTGTGTTTCCTGCTGATGAGCCTTTTATATCGATATTGTTTGAAGCAAAAGTTGCGTTTCCGTCTGCTTGGTTAATAGTTAAAACATCACTTGAAGTTCCATAAGAATAAAATCTAAAATTGTCATCTCCTGTATTTCTTAAACCTACTATCCATTTATCAGCACTTGCAGTTTGATATTTTGTTATTGCATTATCGCTTGTCGCTGCTCTATCAATTTTAATAGTATCTTGAGTTCCTGATGTTGTAATATTTAAACCATTAGTAGTGCCTCCTGTTATATTTACACTTCCTGCAAAAGTTGCGTTTTCAGAACTGTCTATTGTCAAAGCATCAGAAGTTCCTAAAGATGCACTATTAGATATTCTAAAAGAATTATCAGTACCATCTTTTCCTATTGTCCATTGTGTAGTGTTTGTACCACTTCCATTGTCTGTTCCAAATTCTAGTTCAGCATCTCCTGTTGCTGATATTAATATGCTAGTACCACCTGCAGTTCTGTGTAATTTATAACCTAAAGCATCAGCAGTTAAGTGTGTTACTTCACCATTAATTATATGGTTATCTGCTGTTCCATCTCCTAATGTTGCATTACCATTAATTGCTACATTTCCAGTAAATGTCGCACTCGTTGATGTTATACCTTGTGCTTCTATATTTTTATTTATTTCAATTTTTTCTCCACTATTTGTAGTAACAAATCTTAAGTATAAATTAGATCCCTCTTTAAACTCTAAAGCAGCGCTACTATTATCAACCATTAAAATATCTGACAAATTTGGAAAATCTAAATTACCTGCTATTAATGTATTTCCATTTGTAGCATTTACTGTAAACTTGTTTGTATTTACCGCAAAGTCTCCTGCAACCGAAGCTCCTAGCGTTGTAGTTAAAGATCCTGTAACAGTTAAAGCCGTTCCGCTTTCGCCAACAATAGAATCTTGTAATGTATTAACGGTTGCCCATTTAGTTAATTTACCGGGTGTTCCCGTTCCGTCTACTTGACTATGATCTAATTTTTCCCACGTATTAGAAGCTCCGGCAATAACCCAATCGCCTACTGCCCAATTTGCGTTTCCGTTTAAGTTAGTCGTTCCACCTACATTTACGACATAATATTGACCTTGTTGTAAAAACGGACTAGCGTCTATTGTATAAGCTTCGCCGGATAACATTATATCAGCGTCAAGCGTTAAAGTTGTATTACTATCTACGTTTGTAACTAATGCCGTAGATCCGTCAGCTTGATTTATTACTTTATTGCCGTTAGATATTGTTGTTAAAAAGTTTTGTGAAGAGTCTACTAATTTATTTGTTACTGTTGACGTAGTTGTTCCCGCATCTGTTTCGCCACCCCCACTAGTTAAAGTCGGTGTGTTAGTCGCTGCGCTCCACGTTCCTTTAAATACCAATCCATTTTTAGACGTATTTAATTGAGATTGTACTTTTCCAAAAGCTTCTAATATTGAATCCGACGCAATTATATTCCCAGCTGCGGGCGTTCCTAACCCGGTTAACACTTTACCGGTTACTGCTGAATTTAATAATGTAACCGCTCCCGATACATTACCGGATCCGTTTACACTTGATAAAGTTCCGGTTGCTTCGCTAGTTAAAGATAAATCTCTTGCAGTTTGCCAAGTCGTAGCAGTATCGGCATTTCCCGTAACGTTTCCTTGTAGATTTCTATGAACAGTAGCCGGTAAACTAAAAGTAGCAGTTTTACCGCTTATTGTAGTAATTATTTGATTAGATGTTCCTCTAAAATCTAAAGATTGTGTGTTAAGATTAACTGCTCCAGTTCCTGTATCTCCAGTTATGTCTAAATCACTAGCTGCATCAAGTGTATCTACATAAGCAGTAGTTGCTACCTTTGTACTATTGTCTCCCGCACTTTGAGTAGTCGCAACCGAATTATTTGGTATTGTTATTGTTGTTGGAAACGCTAAACTTAATCCTTGATTATTTGCCGTAGTTACTATTTGATTAGCCGTACCCGTAACCGCCAATACTTGTGTATTTAAATTAACATCTCCCGTTCCACTATCACCCGAAAAATCTAAATCAGAAGCTGCGTCCAAAGTATCGACGTATGCCGTAGTTGCAACCTTTGTTGAATTATTACCTGCGCTTTGTGTAACGGCCGTTGTAGCAGTATTAATAGTTCCGTTAAGATCTCCACTAAAAGTTGCTCCGGTATAAGTTCCACTAATTGTTACGCTATTAGGTAAACCAATTTGTAATTGTTGACCACTCGCTGATGTTTCAATTTCGTTATTTGTTCCAATAATAGAAAAAACTTGTGAATCTAAATCAATAGCACTTTGTGTAGTTCCGTCGGTAAAATCTAAATCTTGACTTGTAACGTGAGTATCTACATAATCTTTAACCGCTGCCGAAGTGGGTAAGGACGTATCATTATCATTATTAGATATACCGCCTGCTTGATTAACCAACTTATTAATAGTAACCGCGTGTGCCGTTGCTTTAAAATTTGCAAATTCTATTGTTCCTGTTGATTTAAAGTCTCCGGCCGTGTTTAAATATACACCAGAACTATTGCCAAACCCATCCGACAACAATTTTAAAGTTGCAGTTAAATTACCATTATCTGACAATTTAATCAGCGAATCGTAAGTATCTTTTATTTTATTTCCTGTTAATGTCGCCATTTGTTTTCTTTTTTAGATAAATTATCAATTTCTTTAAATTGACGTTTTTAATTTTATATTGTTTTTTCATAATACCCAACCTACCCAATTAGCTTCTTTATCCGGGTACATATCGTCATTACTGTTTGAGTAATATTCCGGGAATTTTTGTGAAGCGTTGTAATCCATATAATCTATAAAACGTCTTGTATAAAAATCCGCATAGTCTCTATATTTTTGAACTAAAAAATCAACTTCGTCTTTTGACGGAAGCTCTGCGTTTTCCGATCTATGTTTAAATACACCGCCATTTTTAACTTCATAAGCTGCGAAAGGTAAATAATCTTGCATAGCAAAATGAATTAACATTGGTTGTATATACGTTTTAGTTAAATTATAATAATCCGGGTTTGCTAACTCGGTTAATGTTCCGGCTTTAATTAATGTTCCAATTTTATTATATAGATCTGTTCCAAGAAAATTTTGTATATGCATTTCTTGTGCGATTTTAATAAATTGTATAAACTTATCCGTATCAACATTCCCATTAATAATAGTGTTTTTGACTAGATCCGTTCTTGTTATAAATAATGCCGTTGCCATAATTTCTATTTTCTATAATTTGGATTTTCACTCCACCAATCGTTTGACGGTTTTGCAACTTGTGCAACTTCCGGGACGTTAGTAACGATTTCAGCTTCTTTTTTCATACTCGGATCTAATTTTGCAATTCGTCTTCGAGCTTCCGCAACTGTAATTCGTTCGTTGTTTTTTCTTAAATATGTTCTACGCTCCCAATAATGCTGACAATTAACGCCACCTTTATAAAGCCATAAATTGTAAGTGTTTGATCCTTTAGGACTTAGTTCGCTATTTGCTGAACTTTCTTTGTCTAAGTCTTCCATACGGTAAACTTTTTTAGCTGCCCACATTTTACGACAAAATTCACGCTCGGGATTATTATTGCCGTAGTATCTGTATCTAACTTTTATTAGACTAGTATCTTGTTCGCTTTTTTTGTTTGGCGTACTTGTTGGAACAAACGCTAATTCAGTTGCTAAATTAATAGCTTGATTTAATGATTTATCGTGTTCGTTTGCCGGTCTTTGATCTATAAGCTCGTACCCGTCCATCTCTTCATCTTCGCCTTTACCCTCTAATTGACTTAAAATAGCTTTTGTTAACTCTTCGTTTACGTTTAATGGTACGCAATTTGGAACAGTTTTACCGTCTTTTATTTTTGTACCGATTTGTTCGTAACCGTCCCAACAAGGCGATTTTAACTCTTCGTGTGTTTGACAAGGCATATACCATTTTTTACCGTCTTCGTCAATATGCTCGTGGTAACCCATACAACCCATTTCGTTAGCTACACTCTCAGCTTCTTCAATAGTTTCGTAAACCGGTTGGCCGTCTATTTTTTTAAGACTAAGCTTTTGCCCGGTCTCTTCTTCAATTTGTTCTTTATTAGTTGCGTTAGTTAAGTCGTTAAATTCTAACGGTTGAAGCGTTTTAAAGTATAAATTAAGCGCTATATTATTATATGCTAGTATATCGTCGAAAGCGTTTAATAACATTTGTTGAAACGGCTTAATAACGGTATTGTCCATTAATGTAGATGCAGTCTCAATCTCTTCTGCGTTATTACCAAATCCGCTCATATCTTTTATACCAAATAATATTGGACTAACGACTCTATGCGCTACCATTATTTTTTTCATCGATTCCGTCGATAAGAATTCATATTGTTGCGGAGCGTCAGATAATTGTACGGTTTCTATTGTAGCAGCTGACTCGGCACTATCATTAAACGCTAGTATAAATCGCCCGGCGTTTGACGTACCTTGATATTTAGCTTTAATACGTTGTTCAATTAATGAACGCTCTTCTTCACTTGGTGTGCCGTTATTAAAATTTAAAAGCATTGACGGAGCAAGTCCGTTCATAATGTTATTTAAATGATAATTAGCGATCTCTTCTTCAAGCTCACAATATTGTAATCCTCCTTGATAATCAACCGGGCTATAATATTTAAATCCGGCTTTGTAAGGTTTTACATAAAGTATTTCTATTGGCGCATTACTTGTACCAAAAACCGGTATACGTTCTAATACGTCGTTTTGTTGATATTCCGCCCAATCGTAAAAATAAAAATACGCGGGTATATTGCCGTCGTCATCACATTTTTCGGCTCTTAACGTTTCAACCGGTATGTGTTCGACTTGTGCTATTTGTGATCGGTCTTGTGTATATATAATTTGTAAAGCACATTGACCCATTAATTTTAAATCACTCGCTACTTTTTGAATACAATCGTCTTTTAACAACATTTTCATTTGCGCGTACTCTTCCGGTTTTTTACTTGAATCGGTAGCGTCTAACCCTTTACCGTATATCATAGCTGAGACCCCATTAATAATTGCGTTATTTGTTGCGGATCCATTGTAACGATCTATAAGAAATTGAAAGTATTGATTATCTTCACCGTAACCAACCCATTCTCTGTTGTCAACTTCCGTAACTTCGGGCGTTGTATAAGTCGCTAATTGTACAAAATTAAAATTCATAATTAATTATTAAAAATTACATAGTCGTTATTATTGGTGTCTAAGATAACATAATTTCCACTATTAATATCATAGTAACTATTTGCTAATTGATCTATATTTTGATCGGTACAAAAAATCTTATCTCTGTAAACTACTTTTCCGTTTGCCGATCCTGTTATTTTAAGATCATAAAAACGTCCCTCGATTAAATTTAAATTCATCGTTACGGCTAAATAATTATTTTCAATTTCTAACCCGGCTGCGTCTTCCCACTCTTGACTAACTAATTGCCATTGTAAACCGTTAGTGTTCCATAAGCTTCCGGTTGTTAATACACATACCTCATCGTTTGTACTATCATCTCGTAAACATACGGTTACATCTGTAACAAATTCTCTAGGAATTATTTTAAATGTTTGATCAGCAGTAGTGGTTTTTAATACTAACATATTTAACCTTATAACGCATCTTTTTATTTTTTTGCATAAAAAAAGGGCATACGTTAATATACCCTAATTTTCCCCTAAAAAAAATTATATTATGGTGTGATAGGACTTGATGCAACCGCTATTTTACCAATCGCCGTTGACGACATAAAGTAAGCCGGTAAAATTTCATTCCCTGTAAAAGTTAATGTAAATCCGGTTAAATCAGCCATTGCCGTTCCCGTTACAATTGTACCTGCCGTAGTATCGCAACCGTTTACTGCTCCAACAAGAAAATAGTTTCCGTTAAAGTCAATTACGACAACGTGTGGGTTTCCTTTTACAACGCTTTGTAACTCCGCTTGCGTTTCTTTATCTAATTTTTGTAATTGTACATTTACGTTTTGAACGTAATATACAGTTCCGTTTTCAGCACTAGCGGTTATTGTCTCTTCCATTCCCGATGATCCCGGTTTCACAAAGTATTGATACCCGGCCGGAGTTGTCGAAATGTCTGTTAATTCCGCTCCGGTCACAGATAAAGTACCCAGTGTTCCGTAATTACAAAGTATGATCGATTTTATACCACCAACACTTTTTAAACAAGGTAGATCTCTACCTTTTGCTAATATTGAACAACTCATAGTTTTATGTGTTTTTTAAAAAAAAGGGAATCCGGGTATATCCCAAACTCCCCTTTCAATGTTAATTACGAGTAAAGACAAATATCTGAAGAAATTCCGTATTGAACTCCCGCAGTAAATCTCATTACTAATCTTACGTTTTGACTTCCGTCGATGTCCGCCATATCTAATAATTTAACTTCGTTTCTGTCAGATAATAAACCTGTACCAAAGTATAAATTAGATTTTTCAGCTGCTACCATTTTGTTATCGCTCATTCCTGGGCAAACAAAAATCTTAACACCGTCAAAAGTTAATGATCCGTTATTCCACCATTGCGTACCTAAACTATTTGTACCCGCTGCTCCTAAACCATTTGCTCCAAACCCTCCTAAAGCTCTTACATAAGCTCTAGCAACGTTTTGTGAAACGTATAAGTATAAGTCTTCTTTACCATATAAAGCACTTGGTATAACGTCTACGATTAATCCCATTTTATCAATGACATTAGCTGCCGTAACCGCTGCTCCACCACCTACTTTTTGCGCAGCTGGAACACCAGCATCAGCAGTAATTAATGGAATAAATCCGTCATACTCACCCGCGTTAGCGTTAACTCCTTGCCATATAGTTTGCTCCGTTTTTTGAGCTACTTGAGCCGCAGCGTGAGCAATTATAAAGTCAGAAAATTTTGGTGGTAAATTATCGAAAGCCGAATAACCCATAGCAACCGCCTCCCAATCTGACTTAAAGTCTTTCTTACACATAGCAAGGTTAACTTGTAGTTCAGACGGCTCGATAATTCTTTCTGTTAACGATATTGTTGAGTTAGGATCAAAATCACAAGTCGCATCAGAAACTAAAGCTCCTGTTTCAACTTTTTTAATCACTTCTTTAAACGCAATGTTTGGTTTAACTGTAATTCCACCGTCGTCGATAGTAGAACTTGATAAAAGCGCAGCTGCTATATACTCACCCGCGAACTCACCTGCGTAAGTTGTAGTGATATTAGTAGTTGTGCCTAATTGTATATTTCTTTTCATTTTATTATTATTTAATTTTTATTAATTATGCTTCAGATGCCCATATTCCGACTCCGCCTACAATGTACCATTTTGTTAATTCAACGGCTCTAATGATAACGTAGTCTCCATTATTTGCAGTAGCTTTTGTATTTACCCAATCTTTATTAGCTACTCCACTTGCTACTGAATCAGCAGAAGCGTTTGCAATAGTTCCATTAAAACTATCAGTTGAATGTGGGCTTAACGTAATAATGTTATTCCCGTCTGCTCCTGTATTTCTAAATAGAAAAGTTAGACCTAGATTTCCGCTATGAATTTGTGGTAAAGACACAACCAATCCGTCTGTTGATATATTTTGATCAACGCCTGCGTCTCCGGCAGGAATTGAAGATGACGCACTATAAGAGTTTTGTGATACTTGTACTCTTACATCGTCATTACTAGTGTGAATTAATGTACTCATTTTTATTTAAAATTATTTAGTTTATTTAATACTCTGTCTAATGTTGAAACACCTTTGTTTTTTTGAGAATATAAATGTTTCATTTTACTTTGTTTTCTCTCCGGACTATGATTAATAGGTTTTCTAGCAGGTTGTTTACTCAATTTTTCTTTGACGTCTTCTTTTTCATCTTTGATTCCGTCTTTGTAACCCTCTTCTTCTGCTTCCGGTACGGTTTCAAACTTTTTTTTAAGTTCTTCAACCTCTTCTTTTATTTCTTCAATCAAAGGCGAAACGACTTCTACAACTGCTTCAATAACTTCGGCAACTTCTTTAGCTGCTTCGTCCGGTACCTCAACAATTACTTCTTCTTCCATTTCAACCTCTTCCTCTTCTTCTTTTTCGTCTTCTTTTTCAAGACCTTCACCAATGCTTTCAATGACTCCCTCTTCCGAAACAACTAGTTTTCGTCCGTCTTCGATCATATAATCGCCAATTGGTAAAGCTACTCTTTCATCGTCTGTAACGATAAAAACACTCTCGCCACCTGCAAAGCTTTCGGACTCAATAACCGTTCCGTTGTCTAAGACAAGTTGCGCCAAATTAACCTTTATACTTAATAAAGCATTAATTTTAGTTAACATTTCAGTTGCTTTCATATTTAATTATTAATTGATTTTACTTATTTTTATTCTGCGAATCTATCAACGTCGTTTATATCTACTTTATTATATTCTGTATCAAACCTTAATAATAAATCCTCAATTTCTTGTACAAAATCTTCGCCCTCTACAAAAACTGATTCTTGAGTCGGATCAAATCCAATGTCTTCGGCAGCTATTGCGTAACGATCTAATGCTGATTTTAAAAATTCTAATGCGTCCCTTAATTTATAGTCGATCACTTCCCAATTAGAAATTGTATCATATATTTTATTTGCTTTAAACGTTAATTCGTTTTTTAAATCTTGAAAATCGTTTACATTATCGTTTAAATTCTCCAAATCTTCAATGTCTCCGGGCGCATAATAACCTTTTGCATCATCAATAGCGTCTTCTAAATCAGACTTTGCGCTTAATTTAGTTTTTTTTGGTGTTTTTCTTAGTATTGCAAATATTGTGTTCTTCATTAATTATATTTAAAAAAGTTTGCAGATGCGTTTTCGTCAACCCACTCGCTTATTAATTCGATTGAATCACTATAATAGGGAAAAAACTCACCGGCTGACGCTCCTAACTCTTCTGCTTTCTCTTCTAATAAAGTTAATGTATCTTGTAATTGGCTAGACACAGGAGAAATCTCATCTAATAAAAAATCATATTCTTGTACTAAATCTATTAAGATATTTTCAACCTCTTCACGCCTTTCTTTAATTCTACGAAATTCATTCATAGACTCATCTAATTGACTGTAAAAGTTTTCAGCATCTGAAACAACGCTTAATTTTGTTTGGTATTTCTTTAATATTTTTGATACTTCTGTATTCATTTGTATTTTTGTATTATACGGTAAATTAAGAATTTTCTTTATTATATTTTTATCCATACTAAGTCGTATGCCCTTATAACGATGCCGTTAAATATTTTGCATTTTTAAGTAATCTTTTGTATCACTCCAATTCCTTGAGCCCATATACTACCGTCGCAACATTCTTTTGAATACGTTTTTGCGTCTTTACATAAACAAGCTCTAGCACTACTACTCGGACTAGAATTTGCAGGAGTTTGTGGAGTAGCGCCAATTCGTCTGCTTTTTTGATAAGCTTTATTTACCCGGCTATTATTCTTCATTTGTTTTCTATTATAAGCTTTTTAATTTTAAGCAATTTTAATCCGGCTTCAATTTCGTTTTCAATATTTGACATTTTTTCCGTTTTATCCGCAAAATATCCCTCAATACTGAATCCGCGTACTTTTCCTGTTTTAACATATTCGTTCCATACCTCATCGTTATTAACTTTAACCGCACCAACCCAAGTTCCAACCGGTACGTCTAAGCCGTATATAGATGACTTATCTTTGTCTTTGTCTTCTACTATCCAAGACTCCACTAAACTAATGCCAGATAGCTTTAAATTATGCTCTAACGTCGAATTGTTTTGTTTACCGTTCATTAAATACATCTCACTAGCTTTTTTTATCGTAGCTTTTGAGAAATATATGTAATACTCTTCGTCTCCGTCTTTTCGGTAAATCGTTTTATTGGGTACTAATAACGCGCCCATTAAAATACGCTTTTCGTTGTTTATAGTTTTGAAACTATATTTCTTTTGTTTGTTTAATGCAACAAAATTCTCTTCGATTGCCGGACTATCAACCAAACTAATGGCGTCTATCCCGGAATACATATCGTCTTCGTCTATAATCAATTCAACTATCTTCATAACTTTTTAACGTTTAATTTATTTATTTTGTATTTATCCTATTGTAGCGCCTTGCACAATATTACGATCTAAACTTTGCGCAGTCGTTACGTCATTCGATACTACATACGCTTGTATAGGTTGTTGACTTTGTCCTGTAATCGTTTCCGCTAATTGACTAGTTTCCGTAGTACCGACAATATTAAACGCCGGTGCCGACGGAGCTACGGGTTGTGCCGGAGTCGGTGCGCTTCCACCTGCTGATCCGCCTGCTTCCGCAGCTGCTTTTTTAGTTCCTTTAACTGCTGACATAATTGAGGATATAATTCCGGCTGCCGTCGCAGCGTACGCAATTAATCCGGGTAAAGCTGCGGGCAATCCTTTTTTTAAAGTTTCAGCAAAACCGACCGAAATTGATTCTCCACCTTTAGCAGCTGATAAATTTGCCTCAGCCGTAGCAACATTCGCTTTTTGTTTTAACGCTCCGATACTAATTAGAAATTCTTTGGCAGCTAAAAGTTGTTTAGCGATTAACATTGCTTTACCTAGTTTAGTTTCCTCACCGGCTATACGAGACGCATTGTCTAATGTATCTTGAGCAAACTTTTGTTTTTTCTCTTCAAGTTCTTTAACCGCATCTAGTTCTTTTTGAGCTTCGTCAACCTTTTTTTGTTGATCGGCCATAAATTGTTCATTCTCTTTATCTTTTACGGCTTGATCCTCTTCATCAAATTTTAATTTTTGTTCAGCTAATTTTTCCCTACGAGCTTCGTTTAACGCCAACTCAACTTCGTCAGTTAATTCTCCGGCCATCATTAAATCAAATATAAGATCCTCGTAATGTTTATTTATATCAGCTTTTTCTTTTGCTCGTTTATCGGCTTTTGATACAATTAACGCATCGTCAATTTGTTCTTGTAGTTTATTAAATTCTTTTGCTTTTCGTAACTCTTCTTTTTTAGCATCAAGCTTTACTTTTTCTTGATCGTCAATAACCTTTTGTTTTCTGTCAACTTCCTCTTTATCTAGTTTAGCAAGTTTTTGGTCAATACTTAAAGTTTTAGATTTTAATTTATTTAACTCATCTTGCTTTGCTTTTGCCTCTTCACTTTCGTCATTTTGAAATCTTATTAAATTATTAATTCCTTTTTGAGTATTAAAAACCATATTAAAACCAACGTTTAAATGTTCCATAAACGTTAATTTTTGATCGTCAAGTTTTTGTTGTTTTAACTGCTCTTCTCTTCTTTCAATTTCTTTATCTAAAACTGCTTGTTGTATAACAAGTTCTTTACGCAATTGTAAAACTAAATGTCCAGCTTCTTCACCTCTAATTTCTGCTAACGCAATTTGTTGTTCTAATATTCCTAAGCTTGAATCTAATAAATCAATTGTACGATCGGCTACGTCATTTAATCTTTGTTGTTCTTTTGACGCTCCCGTAATAAAATCTACAATTTCGTCCCAATAAGCAACAACCGTACCAAGTAAAACTACAAACGCGCCTATCCCGGTTGCTATTAAAGCTTTTTTAGTTCCGAACAAACTAGCGTTAAAACCTTTTAGTGCTTTAAAAGATTGCGATATACCGGCTGATAATCCTCTGTATTGTGTAATTAATCCACCCGTTAATTGATCGGCTAGAGAAACTGCGTCATTATTTTGTCTAAGATTTTTATTAAATCCGTCAACGCCTTTTTGTAAGTTTTCTAATTGTTCGGCAGCTTTTCCGGCACCCTCAAATTTAATACTACCAATTACTTCATTTCCCATTTTATTTCTTTTTTAAGTTGTTTATATCCCTCTTTTAATCCGTTTGGTAATTTCTTGCTACCTTGAGCAAATCGTATTGCTTCGGTTTCCCCGTTAGCATCTTTTAATAATTCAAATATATTTTTTATCATAGTTTTATGGTTGAGCGCAACTTATAGAGGTTATAGCTCCGCTTGAATTTAAAGTCATAGACATAGCATTAGACGAATTACAATGAGTAGTAGAATCTGAACTGCCTGGTTGTGTGTAAGTCCCCGCACCCAAAGGTATATTTAAATTTGTATCGCTAAAAATAACATCTCCGTTTGCTAAATTTGAAGCAGATCCAATGCTTGAATTGTAATAAACGTCTCTTGAAATATTTTGAAAAGAAACATTAGTTAAAATTAAATAAGGTTCAGATATAATATTTAACAATTCTAAGTCAGTGTCTCCTGTAATTAAATTAATTTGTATTGTATTTATTTTAAATTTTTCAGCACCTACAATAAATGTGTCGTTTAAATTAAATTGTAATATTATGTTGATTGGCAATAAAGCTTTCATTTTAACCAACCTACGTTTACCGTTAAAAATATCACTAATGTAAGTTGAATAATTAGTTTGAAATAACGTATCAATAAATCCGGTTTCCGTTGTGTATTCATTAAACTCTTCACGAAAATTTAAATTAATTGTACTAACGCTCGGATCTAAACTCAAACTGTTACTCGGTATAAAATAGTTATTAACCTCAACGGCCGTTGTTCCGTTTCTAAATGAAATACTATCCGTAGCCGATACGTTGGGTTGATGTATAGGATAAAAAAATAATGGCTTTCCTAAAATAGCGTCTTGATTATCGTCTACCATATAACCCCATTGTACTGACGTTTGATTATTAGGAAACGCTAAAGTATTATTAACGTCAATTAACCTTTCATACATTAAATGTTCTTGATCGATACTAATTGAGTATTTATTATTTGGAGCATTAAATTGATCCCCGTCTCCTATATACTCTTCTGCTCCCCAAGGTTTACCGTTTAATTGTTCGTATTGCTTAGCCAATAAAGTATCGTTCCCGGTATAACTAAAATTAATTTCATTATACGGTAATGCTATATTAACTTGTTTACTATCAATTTTAATAAACTCTGTTATGTCATATTCATTAACGTTATTTAAATAAAAGCTTTCTAGTTTTTGCACTCTTATTTTTCTGTAATTCGGATTATTATTGCCATTTGCTAATAACGGACGATCATCAAAATATGCGGTTAAATTAAACATTTGAAAAATAGACGTTAAAAAGTCTATTGTTTTAATGTCCGGTATTTGTTCTTGAGGATCAAACGTAAATGTAGCACTAGCAGTAAAAGACTCTATAATCCAATTTTCTGCCCAACCGGATCCCCCACCTTGATTATACCCGGATAATTCCCATTTAATTCCAATTGGCGTTGTGTCTGTAAAAACTATTTGTGTAGCACTAAATATTGTAATTGAATAATTTCCGGCCGTTAACGTTCCTAACTCTGATTTTCCATAAACTTTGTCTCCCGTTTGATTACTAAACGTTGCAAACGGTGTTGTACCTTGATAAACCACTACTGTATAAGGATCGGAGCTACTAGTGTTTATAATTAAGTTTTGTGTAATTGTAGGCAAATCCGTTCCGAATATTTGTAATGTACTGCTATTCAACATTCCTGTTTTATTACTCGGGCCTGGTATTCCAAATCCGGTAACTGGGGACGGGAACTCAGTAATTTGTGAAGCTGGTTCTACACTACCTTTTTTTCGTTGTAACCATAAATACAAACTATAAAACTCTGCATTTGACGTACTAAAAAAATCATCACTAAAAACAATATTAGAATATTGATCTTGTATAGCGTCAATAATTTCGTGGACTCTTATAGCATATTTAAGATCGGAATATAAAACTCCCCAATCGTGACCGCCCCCACCTTGCCAATATAAGTTTCCTGTTCCGTTTGTTGTAGTTTGTGAATTGTAAAATAATCTACTCGGTCTTAAATCGTCTCCGTCATTACTAGCACCCGAAGTTATTAACGGACATAATATTGCCCCGCTATGAGCAGCCGTTTGTAAACGAGCTTGTATAGTAGCAACGTCATAATTTACACTATACGTTCCGAGTTTAGATAATTGACCTAATTTATCATCGCCGAGTGTATTTTTTAAATCAACCGTTTCCCCGTAGAAAACAATCTTATAGGCATAAGGTTTATTAAATTTTAGTTCAACGCCTGTAAGCGCTACAAACCCCTTTTTAAACGGTATACTATTGATCTCTATAACACTTGCAACTTTATCTCTAGCATCAAACGCACTATTTAAATTATTATCAGCGTTAACTACGTTCCAATTATAATAATGTTTAAATAATTTGTTATTGGTTTTTGAAGCCGGAATTGTAAAAGCTTTTGTAAACTCTGTAAAAATCTTAGCCGGATCTTTAATGTCTTGTATAGACGCATTAATAGATACGGTTTCGTCTTTAAATAAATCAACCCTTGTATTGTTAATGTATAGTTGTAGTTTACGCATTATCTATTGTTGTTTATATAATCAAACGACATATCAAAATTAAATGTGAATTGTATAAGTTTATCGTTCAATTGATTTTTATAAGTAAAACCACTATCCTTTATGTTTACCGGAAAATTCATAAAGTCTCCGGTATATGGCGCTCTCATTCGTACCCATATTTTTTCTGATAATAACATTTCAGTAAAAACTTTATTATAATACTCGGGTACATAAAAACTGTTTAAAGTAATTGATTGTTGACCGCTTATATCAAAATCTCGTTTAGTATGCTTCCAAGTATCGTAGTCTCCGGTTGAGTCAATAGTGCTAGTATTATATTTATCACGTTTACTTTGTATTTGTTGAACCATTTTTAACGTAAAAAATTCGTTTTGTATAGCTCCGTATTTGTTTATAAAATAAACTCTTAAACCTGTAACGTCAACGTAACTCCAATAACTTGATAATTCATCTGTGTATTTTGTACACGGTACTCGGACTATATTTACACTTATACCCTCGACACTTACACTTGTTGCGTTTATTGATGAGTTTGTATAAACTACTTTACCCGCGTCGTTTGTTGTGTCAATACTAGGAATCCTTACGGCACTATCTGGCGGAGCATAAACTGTATAAGCTTTAGTTCCACTTGAACTCGAGCCGTCCCAATCGAAATTAGAAATTGCAGGAAAAGCAGTTGCACTATTTATAGGATCTTCACCCTCCATAAAAGTACCGTAACCATCATATCCATAATGATCTTGTGTAGTAGTTGATCCTAATTGAGTAGCACCGGCTTCGCTTGGATTTACTTTATTCCAAAACGAAAATTCAAGTCGGATAGCAAATGCGTTAATAGTAGGTTGACTTGATGATGAACCTAGTTCAATATCTAAATAGTCTCTACATAATTCACTGTATTCAAAAGCTACCGTTTCATTTTGATTAGCATCTTTTACTAATGTATACCTTAACGTTGAATTAATTTTAATTAATAATTTTGCAGATTTAACAGTAGCGTTTGAACTTGATGCACTAATGTATTGCGGACTTCTTAATAATTTATTACTCATTGTTTTTAAATATTGTTTCTTGAATATCTTCTGCAAACGCAAAGTTCAATTCTTTGATTAAATTAGTTTTCATTTTATTAAACGGATTTGTAAAAAAGTTTGTTGTTTTAATACCGCTTAAATAAATGCTTCGGCTTATTAAAAACGTTAATGACTTTCTAGGGATAAATTGTCCTTTTTTATTACGTGCGCTCATTATTGGTTTACTTACAACCCATTTATCTATTGCTCCGCGTAAGCCACCTTTTTGACCGGTACCGGATCCAAACCTAAATTGACTTGTTGGAGCTTTATTAATACCAAACCATTTTGCGTTTCTAGGCAATTTGTTAGGATTTGCTCCTTGTACACCTTGATCAACAAAAGAGCCATAATCTGTTCCTAAAAATATTATTGCGAATCCGTCATCTTCTACTTCATAACGTAAACTATTGGATAATTCCCCAACTTTATTTTCTTTTTGTAAATTTTGTTTAGACTCTGAAATTACGTTTATTGACGAAGCTTCGAGTCTTGCTTTCATTTCGTCTAACATATATAAATATCGTTTTTAACTATTATACTGACGTTAAGACTCCACCCGGCTAACTCATTTTCAAACCTATCGTAAAACGGATTAAAAGAAACGTCAGTTGAAACTTGATACATATCCTCGTATAAATTCCCGGATCTCATTCTTTCAACTAATCTATTGCCAACCGCTAGTTGTGTATTAAGAATATCCATTTCATTAGTCGCACCTGTGAATTCGTTAACGGGATCCGCTTTGCTTATGTCTACAATATCGATTAAGTAAATCTCAAAGTTATAAGTCATAGTTTGACCGCTTTGTATTACGTTATTCATTACGATATGAGACAACGGAAAAATAGTTTGTTTAGATAAATCAACTTTTGTAATATCGCCAAACGTTACTGTATTAACGTCGGGATCCGCTAGTAATTGTTTTTCAAGCTCCGTCATTATTAAATAATAACTTCTGACTCCTCTTTTATCGCTCATCTTTTTTTGTTTTGTATTTTAATATTTTGCATTTCTGTTTTGTCTTTTATATAACTTAATGCGGTTAAACAATAATGAACGTTCATATTAGTTACTTTATCTAATTGTGTCACGTCTTCTTTGGCTAGTCTCCAAATGGAGTGATACCAACCGTATTTAACATTGAAGTTCGCTTCTTGAGATAAGTCCGTTTTTGTTCCGGAGTCAAAGAGCGAATCATAATTTTTACCAAGTCGTTTTCTAAAGTCCAAAAAAAAAGCATCGAACTCATTACTACATTCAAAGGCATCTTCTTCATTAAGTCCCAATACGAATCGCCTTTATAGTCTTCAATATCGTATTTACCATTGAAGCTAGTTAATACCGGGCGATATAAAACCGCCATTGCTTTATGCATATTATCCCAATCGACTATGTATTTATCTAAGTCGACGTATTCTCCAAACGTCATATCGTCAAGTTGCGGAATAAATCCAAACTCTGTATCGTTGTATCGCCATCTATTAATTAACGCCGGTTGTTCTTTAAGGGCGTTGTTAATCCCGTCACAAACTTTATAAACGTCGCTCATACGTAGTTTGTAAGAATCTGATACCGGTACCCCACAAAAGATTTCTAACATCTTTAAAGCGATTATGTCTTCTTTTTGATTTTCGTCCGAGCAATCTTTCATAAACCTTTGATATTGCTCCAACGTAATATCTTGCATTCGTTGTGGTATTTTTACTTTTAATTCCATATTGTAATTGTATAACGTTAAAATAATTTTTTTTAAAAAAAAAGAGGCAGTTAATAACCACCTCTAATTTACAACAATCTAAACTAAAACAAAACCTAGTCCAATAAAACCATATAAGCTTTCGGACTATACTGTCTAAACCAATCGCAACCTTTACGCACTTCGTCCCAAAAGCCTAGCATTTCTGCTCCTTTCGTTAGATCGTACATAGATAATTCAATTTTGTTTAAATAAATACTTTCATTTGTGTAAGGATTTTTTACGTCCATACCGTTTTCATAAATTACACCGTTAAACCATTTAGGTACCGGTTGTTTCTCAGCTACTGCCATAATATAATTATAATTAAAATTATTAATACAATTAGAGCTAAGGCAAAAAGCTTAAGTGACGCAACGTATTTTAAATCACTACGGCCTTGCCTAGATCTATATTGACGTAAAACTCTTTTACGATTTTTTATTTTAAATTCTTTTTCAGTCATCG